CATCAAGCCAAGCACCTTCCGTGACCACATTCGACTACAGCAAAGCGAGCCGCGATCAGAGAGACGCCTTTAAGAAGGATCTCCGTGAAAGAATGGCGCGCGGGGAGAAAGTGTATCCCGGACGATAACCGCGCTTACATTTCTCCTCATCAAAACCACAAAACAAAATTTTATGAAGGAGAAATCACAATGAAGAAACTTTTCAATCTTATAATTGCGAGAATTTTCGCTATTATGACACTTAATCTTCAGCTTTTCGCTGACGCCGGTACTCTCGTAAATGCTACCGGCAATTACGTCAACGCCTATGACGGCACTACGCAGGCGTTTGACTCCGTTAACACCATGAACGGCGAGCTCAAGACCTTCTATGACACAGAGCTTCTTGAGAACGCCCGTGTAGAGCTTTTCTACGCACAGTTCGCAAAGAAACAGAAGCTTCCGAAGAACCACGGCAAGACTGTTGAGTGGAGAAAATGGAACACATTCGCTAAGGCGTCCAAGCTTCAGGAAGGTGTTATCCCCACCGGTCAGAAGTTCGGTATGAGCTCCAAGACAGGCTCTATCGATCAGTACGGTACATACGCTGCCGTTACCGACACTCTTGAGCTTCGCGCTTATGACGACGTTATTCTCGGCGCAACCGAGGAAATGGGCGCATCTGCTGCCGAGACTCAGGAAACTCTCATCAGAGACGCTCTCCTTGTCAATACCAACGTTCTCTACTGCGATAACGTAAATATCGCAGACGGCACTTTTGTAAGCACTCCTAAGACTGCCGCAGAAATGGAAGCCACAGCTACCGTTATGAGTATGCTTACTCCCGACATGGTTGCAAAGGCTGTTACCATTATGAAGAAGAACCGTGTTCCTACCATCAACGGTAAGTATTACATGGTTATTCATCCCTCTGTTGCATACGATCTCCGCAAGTCCAAGGAATGGATAGAAGCGCACAAGTATGCCGCGACATCCGAGATCTTCAACGGTGAGATTGGTGAGCTTCACGGCTGCCGCTTCATTGAGGACGTTTTTGCTCCTATTCTCGGCGGTTCTTATGTAAACAAGGCGGGCAGCAAGACCTATGCAAACTATATGTTTGGTAAAGAAGCTTTCGGTATTATTGACCCCGAGGGCGGCGCACTTGAAATGATCGTTAAGGACAAGACTCAGGTCGGCGGTCCTCTCAATCAGTTCAGCACTATCGGCTATAAGTTTGAGACGAACGGTGCAACACTGCTCTATCCTGAAAGACTTCTCCGTATCATGAGCTGTTCTTCTTACAGCGCAACAGACGAAGCAAACTAATTTTTAAGGGGGCGGGGATTCTGCCCTGCCCCCCTTTCACTACTTTAAGGAGGAAATTACTATGGAAAACAACAAAGAAAATACAACGATGGATACCACCGTTGAAGCTCCCGATAATACTACAAAAGGATCTAAAAAGAATAAAATGCCCGAGGGAACAGCAAAGGTTGTCGATGACCGCGTTGAGGTATATATCCCCAAGGGAGCTGCTAACGACGATCCTAACTTTTTTGTCAGCGTAAATGGTGTGGGATATCTTCTGCCCCGTGGCAAGAAGTCAATGGTGCCTCCTCACATCAAAGCTGAGATCGATAGATCGTTTGAGGCACAGGATAAACAGGACGAGAGAGTGGACGCGCTTCTTAAAGAAGCAAACAAGCCACTTCCCGACTCTGTTGGATAATAAAATATATAAAGAAGGGGAGCCCGGCTCCCCTTTTTCAGAAGATAGGAGAGAAATATGACTATTATTGAAGCCATAAGCAGAATAGATGTGCTTAAGCCTAACAGCTATCCTCAATCAGAAAAAATAAAATGGCTGTCAACGCTTGACGGTATCATAAAGAATGAGCTCATTGACACTCACGACGGCGGCGACACTATCTCCTTTACGGGATATAACGATAATACCCTCTTGACAACGGAGCTTCTTGTTCCCGCTCCCTATGACGAGGTATATCTCTATTGGCTTGAATCCAAGATAGATTACTATAACGGAGAAATGACCAAATATAACAACAGCATTACTATGTTCAACACGGCATATTCCAACTATGAAAAGATCTACAACAGAGATCATATGCCGAAAAGAAAAACACGCTTTCTTTTCTAAAGGAGGAAGATATGAGATATCCAACACTATCCGAGCCTAAAAAATCAAGAGATATGATAGACGTTTTCGGCGGATATAATCACAATCTGCGAATCGGCTCAGGTGAGTTTTACGATATGACAAACCTCAGCTCCGATGATTATCCCGTAATTTCCCCTCGATCTAAAAGAGGAATATACGCAACGCCGAGTATTCCTAACGGTATGGTTGCAAAGGACGCCCTCTGCTACGTTGACGGAGGAGACTTTATTATAAACAAAAACAGAATACCTATGGGACTTACCGTAGATAAGGATTCTGACGGCAATACCATTCCAAAGACTTTGATATCAATGGGCGCATACGTTATCATTATGCCCGATAAAAAATATATAAATACTGCTAATTTGGCAGACCACGACTCTATAAACAAGTGGATAGACACAGAAGCGAGCGTTACATTTGAGCTTTGCACCATTGAGGGCGCAAAGTATAACAATACCGTAGCGCAACCTTCCCCGCCCGTTATCACAGAGGAAATGGAGAAAGACACTTCAAAAATACCCGCGTGGATAGACACCTCGTCAACTCCAAACGCGCTTAAGCAGTATTCTTCTTCAAATGCTTCTTGGGCTACTGTTCCAACCACATATATTAAAATATCTTATCCCGGTATAGGACTTCCCTTCTCTCTTGAGGACGGAATAACTATTATAGGTGTTGAAGGTATTCCCGACCTTGCTTCCCCTGCTTCTACTATAATCGCGGCTATGGATGAGCGACAGGACGACGAAGGCAACAGAATAAGTGATTGGATCGTGGTTAAAGGTATTCTAAACGAGACCAAGACACAGACAAAATCAATGAGATTTCAGAGAATTATGCCTGATATGGACTTTGTTGTGGAATCAGGAAACCGCCTTTGGGGGTGCAGATACGGTCCTCAGGGTGACAAGATAGTAAATGAGATTTACGCTTCAAAGCTTGGAGATTTCAAGAATTGGAATTGCTTTATGGGTATATCTACGGATTCCTATGTGGCTTCTGTCGGTACAGATGGACAATTCACAGGCGGTATAACTCACCTTGGATATCCTATTTTCTTCAAAGAAAACTGTATGCATAAGGTATATGGTAATTATCCCTCTAACTATCAGATTCAGACAACAGCCTGCCGTGGCGTACAGAAGGGCTGCGAGAAAAGCCTTGCAATAGTAAACGAAACGCTTTATTACAAGGCTCGTTCGGGCGTATGTGCCTATGACGGTTCTCTGCCCATTGAAATGTCCTCCGTGCTTGGAGATATAAACTACAGCAATGCCGTTGCGGGCTCTCTCGGCAACAAGTATTACATATCAATGCAGGATGATGAAGGCAATTATAGCCTTTTTGTATATGACGCATTGAGAGGTATGTGGCACAGAGAGGATAACACACACGCTGTTAGCTTCTGTAATTGCAGAGGCAACCTATATTATATTGATTCAGGCGGTCAAATAAAGACCGTCAAGGATACAGGCATAGAGGAAAAAGAAAGCTCTACTATAAAGTGGCAGGCTGTAACGGGTATTATCGGAACAGACTCTCCCGACAAAAAGTACATATCGCGGCTTGACGTCAGAATGCTTCTTGATATTGGCTCTACAGTTCAATTCTTTATTCAGTATAATTCCGGCGACGGTTGGGAGCACCTATTTACAATGACGGGAACAACTCTCAATAGCTTTGCCGTTCCCATAAGACCTAAGCGCTGCGATCACATGAGGCTTCGTATTGAGGGAAAGGGATCTGCAAAGATATTCTCTATCGCAAAAACAATAGAGCAAGGAAGTGATATTTAATGGGAATTGAAATAAGATTACCTAATATCACCGGAAAAACAGAAAAAGAGCAGCTCTCGCAAATGAGGAGTTATCTTTTTCAGCTCCGTGAACAGTTGCAGTGGGCTTTTGATAATATCAGCGCAACAGAAGGACAGTCAGGGTATGCTGCAAGCCATGCACCGGTAATAGCTTCTGCGGCAAAGACTGTGTCTGCATACGACGCTGATGTAACATTTAGCTCTATTAAATCACTCATAATAAAGTCTGCTGAAATAGTGGACGCATACTATGAGGAAATGAATAAACGTTTTGAGTCTGCTTACGTTGCACAATCTGATTTTGGCACGTTTGCGCAGGCAATCTCGCAGAATATTGAAGCTAACTCTACGGAGATAGAGCAGGTATTTACTAACGTTCAAACAATAAATACTAACGTTTCAAAGATAGATACCACTGTCAAGACCTTAGATACTAACATTAAGACCGTTGAAAACAATGTAGGCGCTCTCGACACGAATATAAAGTCTGTTGAGAATAATGTTGGAAAGCTTGACACAAATCTCAAAACCGTTGAAGAAAATGTTGGCGCGATTGATTCCAATGTAAAAACGGTTGAGGGGAACGTTAACAAGATTGATTCTAACCTGAAAAACGTGGAGGAGAATGTCGGCAATATCGATACCAATTTAAAAGAGGTAGAGGGTAATGTAGGACAGCTTGAAACTAATCTCCAAGACGCAAAGACCGGTATAGGAGCTAACCTTGAGACGCTTTCATCAGAGGTAGGTCAGATAGATACAGATATCCAAGGTGTCAAGGCAGGTATAGATACCAACGTAAAAGAGCTCACCAAGGATATAGGAGATCTTGATACGAGCCTTAAGAATATGAAAGACGAGGTTGACGGTGAGCTTAAGGACGTTAAGGACGAGATTGAGAGCATAATATACACTCTCGTTGAGGTAAATGCAAGCATCAAATCGGGACTTCTGTATTACGACGATAGCGGGATTCCTATCTACGGTCTTGAGATCGGACAGAGGAACACCATTGACGGCGTTGAGGTATTCAATAAGTTTGCGAGATTCACGTCAGATAGGCTGTCGTTCTATGACCGCAACGGAACAGAGGTCGCATATATCAGCGACTATAAGCTTTATATAACAAATGCAGAAATTACAGGGACACTCAAGTTAGGAGCTTTCCTTCTTGATACAACCAAAGGTTTCAGGCTCAAATGGGTAGGAAGGGGGTAACATATGGCATCGGGAACAATATACGGCTCTACGGGCAACCAATATATAGATTCTAAAATCGTATGGTCGGCTACGGCTAATACATCAGCAAATACAAGCTCTGTGACCGCCTCGCTTTATTATAAGCGAAACAACACGGGATTTCAGACGCAAGGAACAGGAAGCTTCTCCATCACTATTGACGGGCAGAAAACGAGCGCTTCCAAATATATGACGATAACCGGAAGCGCGTGGGTGCTTGCAGTTAGTGCTACAAAGACGGTAAACCACAACGACGACGGTACAAAGGCTATTACCATATCGGCAACGGGATCTATACCCGATACAACGCTTTCCTCTACCTCTTGTTCGGGGCGCGTTAGCCTTGACAATATAGCAAGAGCCTCTACGCTTACCTCTGCTGCAAACAAGACGCTCGGTTCGGCTTGCAGTATAAAGTGGACTCCCCTCTCAAAGTCATTCAGATATAAATTAAATTTTACTTTAGGCGATTTCACTTATACTACGGGTGCTATACATCCGAACATGACCTCCGCTTATACATATACGGGATATTCGCTGCCTATCGCTGACATTGCGCCGGAGATCACGGGAAATCCCCCGACAGGCACAATGACCGTAAAGCTATACACCTATTCTGACAGCGAAGCTAAAACGCAGGTAGGCTCGGCATCAACAAAAACGTTTACGGTCACAGTTCCCAACACTACGGCGACAAAGCCCGACGTTTCAATGACGCTTGCGCCCGTCAGCTCCCTCGCTTCTGCCTTTTCTTCCCTCTACGTTCAAGGGAAAAGCAAAGTTAAGGCAACTATTTCCGGCGAGGGAAAGTGCGACGCGAAGATCTCCTCATACAAAATGTATGTGCAAGGCAAGGCGCAGAGCTCCTACGAATCAGGCTATCTCACCACGGCGGGGACTATTACCGTCAAAGGAAGGGCTACGGACTCAAGAGGCTATTATAACGAGGCAGAAAAAGAGATAACTGTTATTCCATATAGCGCACCGTCGCTGTTACCTGCAAGCGGGGAAAGTGGTATTATATGTGCAAGGTGCGACGCTAACGGCAATATTTCCGAGTCAGGAACGTATCTTAAGATCAAGGCAAAGAGAAGTTACAGCAAGGTAGAATCCGGCGGAGCGCAGAAAAACTTCTGTATTATACGTTACAGAGTAAGACGGGAAACCACAAACACCTATTCTGATTGGGTAACGCTTCTTGCAAAGACTGCCACTACGGATACAATAGACGTTAAGCTTGCGAACGTTGTATCATCCACCGAAGCAGCCTATTTTGTGCAGGTTGGCGTTGTTGATGATGTGGGAGAGAGTGACGCGGTACAATTCTCAGTACCTTCCGACTTCCTCACTATTGACATTCCCGAAAAACACAAGGGCAAAAGAATGGGACTTCTCCGATACGCGCAGGACACGGACGAGCCGGGCATTGACGTGGGCGCACCGATTCACGGCGGTGCTGTTGACAACCTAACGCTCGGTGAGAGGATAACAGCCTCATCCACCGTTCCAATAGACCTTAACGACTTCAAGACACCGGGCAATTATTACTCTCCAAGCGGCACAAACAGTCAGTATATTGCCAACACTCCCTATACAGAAGGCGGATTCGGTCTGATCGTGCGACAGCTTCAGAGTGAAAACTATATACGACAGGAGCTGTATTACGGCAGAACGCGTTGGTCTCGGCATTGGAATGGCACAGAATGGAGCGAGTGGCTTCGTTTCGTTATGTCCTCGGCTGCCGATGATACCGTTGAGGACTTCGTTATAGAAGCAGGAACATACGATCCACTATGTTCTTCAACCCGGTTGGGTAGCCTCAAATGCGGTACAGGGCTTTGGACGTACTCACAGAAGCAATGAGGCAAGCGCACCCATTTACAAGCTTGTAACCACAAATATAAAGGGACAAAAGCGTTTTACATCTACAATAGCGAGACGTCTTGACCAACTTGGCGCACTTACCAAAGGTCAGAGAGATACCGGTTCGGGTATGTTCGGAGCAAAAGATAACCTTGAGACCGACCTTGCAAAGGACAGCCTCCGTGAGTTTTATCGCAGATTGGGCAGAAATCAGATCGAGGATATTGACGGTATGAAAACGCTTGACCGCCTCGGGCTGAAAGAGAAATTCACGGATGAATTTGGTTCTTTTAAGGTTAATGAGAATGTTGCAAGAGATATAAGCACGTTCCTTAACCGCATACTCGCGCTTGAAGTGGACGAACAGAATATAGTGTTTGACGCTTTTATCGGTATCTACGAAATGGAGCTTGAGGCGGCAATTCAGTCCGGCACACTTGACACCGGTATGGAAAACGTAAAAGCTGATAAAATAGAGGTTGTTGACGATAAAGTTATCCGCAAGGATGAAAACACCGGATCGGAAACACACTATATTCAAGCCAAGACATACACTAAGCCCAAAGTATTAACCACTGTTGACGAGATGTCAAAAAGGCGTGACGGCTTTGTCGGTATCTACAAAACTGATACCGGTGCTATAAGAGCTGTGTTCCGTATTGCAGACAAAACCACCGAATGGGGAGCTATTCAAAAACAATACAGACTTGCAGGACCTAACCTTGGAGCAAAGACTACTGTATGGAATGAAAACACCATGACCGCCAAAGCGGAAGCGATAGACAAATCTGAATGGCAAAAGGCGTGGGACTCGGAGGTGGCGAAAGTTCCTGAATATA